GAACTTACTGTGATGGAGGAAGGGGCAGCACTAAGAGCAGTATTTATATAAAGTGTGCCTATAGTTAGGGGGTCTGGGGTAGCAGGGTGAGTTACAGCAGAGGAACTCCAAGTAGATCCTGTATAAACTAAAGAATCACCTGATGTAGGTGACATAGTAGAGCTTACATCAGTTAATTCTGGGAGAGAGATATCTACAATAGCACCTTCAATAGTATCTCCACTAGCAAACTCTCCTATTCCAGAAAGAGTTCCATCATCGTCATATTCTAACTTAAGGGGTTTAACATCAGCCATGATACTTTATTATAGTTATCTTCCACCCTTTAGGGTCTGCCCATCACCAATATCTACACTATCTGAAAAAGCTTCTGTAGTTTCATTAAAAAAGGTAACTTGGATATGAGCATTAAAAGTCGCATTCGCATTAATAGCGTTTACTAATTGAGCAATAACTGTAGAGGGGGGAGAAGCATCTTCTTTGGTAATAGTATTTAATCTAGTTCCATCAGGAGCATAAAGTCTAAATCTATATTTAGTAGTAGTAAGTTTTAATAAACAGGCTACATACCCATTACCCTGTCTTCCTCTCTTCTTAGCAGATACTTTAATAACAGGATTAGAACTATCTGAAAAAGTAGTTGAAGCCTTCTTATTATTTCTTTTTGTAGTGTACCCACCAGCCTTAGTAGAGGGATTAACTATAGTTTGCAGAGCTTTAAACATTTATTCCACTGTATATTCTTTCCAGGGTCTAGCAATATCTAGCCTAGCGTTAGCTTCATTAACTAATCCATAAGTGACGACATATCTCGTATCATCACCCCCTGACTGTGTAATAATAATAGCTGTAGTAGTGTCTGCACCACCAAGACTTATAATCAAGCTATCCGACTGCCCCCCAGCTAACCCTAAAGTACCACTAGCACTATTGGATGTTCTAGCATTGGCGTTATTATATCCAGACGGGCCTCTATCTCGACCAGACAGACTCCCCCAAGTATCATAAGCCCCACCCGAAACATGGGTTCCCCCATATAAAGTGTTTATACCGCTGGGAACAACTTGGAACATTTCTGTTCCCGCTACCGAACCACCAGATACATTAGATACTACTACATAATTGCAATCTAATGAAGATCCCCCAGAGTCAGTAAGTAGAACTACATGCGGGTCAGTATCAGTTATATCTATAACTTTATTATATGGTCTGAAATATTCTCTCATTACTGATTCTCCTTCTGATCGTAATCTATATCCACACCATTAATAACATCTGTAAGATCTTTAATGGCTTTCATCATTTCGTCATCTGACATTTTAGGGGCCTCGGCTGCCTCTTTCTCTTCATCAGACACTTCCTCTACTTCTTCTTCCTGAACTTTTCCAGTGTCTGCTTCGTCTTCTTGATCATCATCGTCTTCTTGTTTGTCGTCTTCTTCGTCTTCTTTAGATTTTTTGCCATGTTTCTTGGATTTCTTCTTCTTCTTTTTCTTAGGTTTCTCTGGGGTTTCAGACTCTTCATCCCCTTCTGAGGTGTCCCCATCCTCAGAATCGTTCTCCACTAAATTAGTAGCTTTTTCAAAAGATTTTTTAATTTCATCGAAAGAGAAACTTTCCATTAAAGGAATAGTTTCTTTTGAGTAATCAGCGTGTTGGAAAATTTGCTGAATTATATTGTTTATATCAATACTTTGTATACCGTCCTTACCTTTTAATTCAGAAGAGAATTCAGTAAGCACTTCTTTCAAGACACTATTCTTAGGGGCGATCCTAGAGAGAGATTCAAAAAGAACCACCTGAGTATTAATTAAGCTCTTATAGGAGTGAGATTCTTTCAAGTACTGTAAGTTAACTCCATACTTCTCACTTAGCAAGTGAGTTAATTGATCTCTAGCAGGTTTCTTCATTTCGAATAATCTACTGGCATACCCTTTTAACTCTTTCTCTGAGATATGGTCTGTTTGGGATCCTATGTTACGGGATAAGGTTTCAAAAAGTTTCTTTTTAGATATTAAAGCTATGTAAGGTAATTCTTTTATAGCCTCAGTTAATGCTTGCTCCACCTCTTGATCAGTAGCGAACACCTTACTTGATAAATTATCAATGACAGCAGTATCAGCCCATACTAAATCAAAAGAGCTTTTAGCCTCTAAAAGCTCCTTCTTAATCAACTCCTGCTTGCAAATCATTTCATAGATTGATTTTTTAGAATTATCAGTAAACTCAAACCTGCTGGCTTTTTGTAAATCCTCTAATTTCAACATAGGTACATTGAANGCATTAGCTACTGCTTCGGAAAGCTTTAGAGAATTTAGAATTTCAGGAACCTGTGTTTTGATCCCCTCTTGGTTTTCTGCTAAAAACTGTACTAGTTCTGGGATTACCTCCACAAAACGCCCAAACTCAGTAGACTCTAGTATACTGTGAGAATTACTAAAAATAGCAGTTTTCTTTTTAAGTTTTTCAGAGATATTAGAGTGATGAGTTCTAGATGTAAGAATATCTACTACATCAGAAAAAGTATTCTCAGCACTTGTGTACTCGTCATGGTACAGACTCTCTAAAAATAAAGAAATTTGATTGGAAACACCATGATCAAATTTCTCATCATCTGTAAATATTGAAGAGTCTTGAATAACTATATTTTCAAGAATGTATGAATTATTATTAACTAAATAGTTACCTGAAATAATTTGATTGTTCTCTGTCAGGTAGGTAACCACCTTCTCTACTCCGTCCATTGAAAATAACTGCACATTCTCTCTAATAGAATACCCCAAATAATCACCTAATTTGATGAGATCAGATATTTTTTTATTTCGAGTTTCAAATATTTTTAGCATATATATACTCCAAGATTAATAATCCTCTTTATTATATAGAAGATATTTTTTACATAAATTATAAATTTTTCAGTTTTAATGCATCTATCGACTCGATTAGACGCATTTGTTTACTTTCTTCCCCATATTTATCAGCAATATGGGATTTTATTAGGTTCACACTCTCGGCTGTTGCCTTTTGAGCGTTGGGTTGTGCCCCTGGGAGAGGAGCTTGTCCAGGAGCCCCTACAGTTTTATTTCCAGCCACAGGACTATCCCCACCACCACCTCCTCCAGGAGCAGGAACTCCTAAAGCCTGACTTTGAGCAGCCTGAGAAGCCATCTGCTGGGATTCTTGCTCCATCTGCTCCTTACGCTCGTCCTCCAGACCCTTCTTAGTGACCTCTATCTCCTGATCGGTCATATCGTATAGTTCTTTGTAGATAGTATCGGTTGGAAAAAGTCCTGTACCCACCACAGCCTGAACCACTCTAGCTTTAGCTTCATCTATTTCCAATTTTCTTTTAGTAAATATATCAGAGGGGTCAGGTAAATGAATAGTGAGATCATTAATTAAAACTTGCGGGAATTTTTTTAATTTTAAATGTCTTTTAGCTATAGACTCTAACCCCATAGAGACACATTCTTGTACCCTAACTATAGTTCTAGCAAATTTAACATCTAATTGGGCCAAGTTAGCCTTTCGTTCAGGAGACTTATCAAATTCAACTATATAATCTTTAGGTATTTTAAGGGTAGCAAGTAATTTATCTCTAAAATACTTTACATCATCCACCTCTCCAAGGTTCTGTCCACCAGGAAGAGTCTCAATCTTAGTACCAGAGCCTCCCCTCGTAGGAACAAAATAATCCTCATCAGCAGCCAAAGGATTGAAACGAGCATCCACCTGACCATTAGCATAAAACTTCTCTTTCTTATACCGCTGTTTAATATCTTCTAAGAAAGCTTCAGCTTTGGAGGAAGGTAGATTACCAACATCAATATAAAATATTCTTCTCTCGGGGGCTCTTGCTAATCTATAGACCATCATAGCATCTTCCATTAGCTTCAGAGATCTAAAGATACTCACAGCCCCAGAGGCAATAGATTTTCCATAGGGATAGTACTTAGGGTCAGAAGTATGAAGTCTGTAGTGAACAATCTGGTTTTTATCTAGTTCAATATACTTTTCATTTCTTTCAAAGGGTTCTGGGGCACTCTCAAAGGATACTTTGTCTGGAATCTCCTGTAGGAACTTCTCCAAATACCCATAAGAATCTTCCACCCTGATGATATAGTTGGGGTTCAATATCTTAATTCTACGCAACCCCAAGTCAGGCTTCTTGACATCTGCTATCAACTCCATAAAGCAATCACCGTACTTGACCGTATTTCTAACCACATCCCAATAAGTCTTCCTTAACTTTAGTTTAGTAAATAATTTATTAACTTCATTTACAACTAGTGTGCTATCAGAATTAATAATCCATCGTCTATTTTTAGTATCTCTTTGAGTAGATTCATCAGCATAGATATCAAAGGCAGCCGTAATCTCAGGGTAATCATCCATCCTTTCATACTCTTGATATCTCTTCTTTCTGTTAACTTCTACCTCAGGAAGAAAAGGTAGTTTTTGGCTGTAGCTACTTAGCCTAGGAGGAGTAATTGGTCTTTCTGGGTTTATTATTACATCCCCAGACATCTTATCCTGTTTATCCAGGTAAGGGATAGCAGGAGTAGCAAAAAATCTAGCAAAGAATTTCCCTATCTTTCCCCGTGGATAAGCATAGGTAGTTCCTTGCCCAGGACTACCGAAGTCAGTATACCCAGGACCAGCGTTCTCATTAAGTTTATTATTTTTTATTTCAGTAGCCATGTCATATCTTCCTTGCTCATACCACCCCAAGTTTTAACGCTCTGAGCCTTTATAGGGGCTAACAGCTTCTCTACAGGCTTTTTACCACCCTCATCAATAAAACTAACAGGAGAGTTCTCTAAATATGTAGTCATCCCAAAGGCACAGATAGCCAAACTACTTACCAAATCATCATGTTTTGATCTCTCTGCTTGTGGCTTTCCTGTCATGGAGACTATAAAAGTGTTTAGTTCATCAACAGTACGCTTAGAATTAATTTTAAGTTTGTTTAGCCTCAAACACTCTTCCATCATAGCCAACATATGGTCCCTATTTTTTGTAGTAACCTGAACTCCTATATTTCTCTTTTCATCAAAATACAAATTCTCATACCCCAACCTCTCAAACAAATGATCTATTAAATTATGACCTATAGAGTTTCTCTCTAAGATAATTACAGCTAGGTTGTACTCTTGCCCAACAGTGCTTAAAACTTGGGCTAATTCATTTATAGGGGTAGTATTTGAATAATACTCTGCTACCTGCTCCCCACTATAAGTATCTATAACATGAAAAGCTGAGTAATCTCTGCTTCTGCCCAAGGAAACATCTACCCCTATCAAATACTGTCTTCCAGGCTCAGGGCTCTTCCAAACATACATTCTGTTATTGTAGGTTCTATAAATAGCATCTTCTGTTCTGGTATACATATTGGTCAGAATAGTACCTTCTATATAAGTATCACCCGTACCAAGAAACTCACATTCGTACTCCTGAAGCCACTTCTTGTGGCTCATGTTAGATTTAGTAGTCTCTTCCCATTTATCAATAAGGATCGGGGGCTCTCTTTTCTCCATAGCAGAGTATAAATGTTCATACCCATCCATTCTATTGTACTCTGGGTGATCATGCCAATCAATCTGAATAGGGTGAAAAGAGTTTGCTCCCTCCATAGCTTTATACCAAGCATCATAATACCAGTTTCCCACACCATTAACAGTTGACAGGACGAATGCCCGACCACCAGTTGAAATGATAGGATATACAGCAGCCCAAATACTTTCAATATGCTCAATGAAAGCAGCCTCATCTATAAACAAGAAAGAACCAGCAAGAGAACGACCCGACTGCTTACCAGAAGGACGAGATTTAATAATAGAACCAGTACTAAGTTTTAAGTTATGCATATTCTCTTGGAGGATCTCAGGCTTAAGGAATATTGGAAGCTCATCAAACATGATTTTAATTCTATCTAAAATCTCTGTAGACTCCGTATCTCCCACAGACAAGAACACGATAGTTTTATGATTTTGAAATATACACATCCACAAAGCATAGGAAGCAGATATGGTAGTACAGCCAGCCTGACGGAACTTACGAAGGATATTAAATCTATTATTCTCTAAACAATCGACAATCATCTTTTGGAACGGGTATAATTCAAATGGGACCAGTCCTCTAACAGGGTGTACAACTTTGATATACTTAGATATAAAGTAAATAGGATCTTCTTTACACTTCCTATATTCTTCTTTCAGATCTCCAAAATTTAAATTTTTCATGAAAATATATGCTTTTATATGTACCCGTCAGGAACCTCTATCTGATTATACACACAAACTACTCTCCTATTTATCTAGATGTAAAATAGAAGTGAAAGTTCTTGTTAATAAGGAAAGTATTTTTGATGCCTACTCAGAAGCTATTAAAACTATTATCTTAAGAGACTCTGATATAGTAATCTTCTGTCATGATGACATTGAAATCATTATGGACCCACAAAAGTTTGTAGATGTTCTAGTACATGCTGCTAGAAAAGAAAAGAGCGGTTTTTTTGGTCCTGCTGGCACAACACACCTTTCTGAAGATGCTGTGTGGTGGAATAGAGGGGTTTGGCAAGCAGGTAAGCATAGAGGGTTCGTATTGCACGGCACAGATATAAAAACTGCTGAATATACAATTTACGGTAATCCAGGAAGAGTTGTTTGTCTAGATGGTTTATTTTTAGCAGTTAACGGAAAAACACTCCAATCTCTTAATTTAGAAAAACCAACTTACTTTGAGGGGGAGTGGGATTTCTACGATATTCACTACACTGTGCAAGCACATAAAAAAGGCTTCTATAATACAGTGGAACCTATCTTTATGATTCACCATTCTAAAGGGGAATTGGTAGGGAGAGATTCATGGCATAAAAATAGGGAGCAGTTTATAAAACACACTACCCTTCCTATAAAGGTATAATTATGGATTCACTAGAAGAGAAGTATTTAAAGTTATTAGCAGAGGTAGACAGGCTAAAAGATAGTAAAGAATGTACCAACACTTTAAATAACTGCAATAGAGCATATACTGACTGTATGAATCTTAGAAGAGAGTTAGTAGGGAATATTAAAGATCTTTATGCTATGTGGCTACCACCTAAAGTATACTCTTTCTTTTCTACTATGAAATCATGGATTAAAACTGGGTTTAGAAAATCAGAGTACGCAGACGCTAGACTTGAGATATGCAAGAAGTGCGATCATTTTAATAATAATCTATGTTCCTTATGCGGTTGTTACATGCAAGGAAAAACTAAAATGGCTGCTGCTTCTTGTCCCATATCTAAATGGAAAGCAGAGAAACTACCTCCAAAGAAAACTAAGGATTAAACCTTAGTTCCGTACTCGTTGCCTCCTGCTATAGAGCCCAGTTGTTTTTGGGGGGCTCTTTTTGTCCTTTGAGTGATTAACCCCCTCAGTTTTTCTTTACCGCTAATTGTTCTAGCACCAGTCCCAGCAGTAGAAATTGTAACAGTTTCTAATAGTTTAGCCATCCTTAGATAGGAAGTACTTTCTTTTGTAGGTAATCCAACATATCCTCCGTGTGCAGGTTTTCTTCCCCGTGCAACACCTTTAACAATCGAAGTAGCAACCCCCGCAATCTTACTACTTCCTGCTTTCTGACGCTTTTTCTCTGAGGAAACTCCTGGAGAGTCAGGTTCCTTCCTAGTTCCATCACCAGTTAAAGGCTGGTTTGCTGCTATTTGTAATGTATTGCTATCTCCTCCCCCAGAGTCAGGAGTTTTTGGTTTACTTCCACCATTTCCTCCCGCACTGTGAGATGGTTTCCTGTCTTTTGCTGCTAATTCAGTAGCACCTTGGAAAGATGTCGCAAAAGCTTTTTGTTGTTCTGGGTTAAGACCTGTGCCCCTTTCTATTCTTCCTGGTCCTGGCGTAACAGTCGTAGGATTAACAGGTTCTGCATTCGTGGACCGTTGAAGCTTTGCTCGATTAGGATGTCTAGCTGCTCTCCTAGCATCCCTAGCCTCTGCCCTCTTAGCTTTCTGGGCTGCGGCGAAACCACCAGTCGCTTCTGGTGAAGCCGTACTTCTTTGTGCAGACAATCTACTACCACCCTTTGAACCATAAGGACCTTTGCTTCCTTCAGGACCACTAACTCTTCTCTTGACTGAGCTTTTTGTTGCTACCCTTCTCTTAGCAGCATCACTTGACGCTCTATTGATTAAACCAGAACGAAATTGGTCCATAAAACTTCCACCTTGGTTCGCTGACTGCCTACTTTTTCTTTGAAAATGTTTAGGAAGAGAGGAATCATCAAAATCTCTATTAGCAACATCCTGTAAGTTTACATGAGTACGACTTCTAGATGATGGTGCATTTGGTCTAACCATTGTATCTCCTGGTTCCGCAGTACCAGTTCTCCCAGGAACGGGTGCGGTCTTAGCCCCAGTAGAACGATCTGTAGTTCCTGGGTGCCCTGTGTCAACTAGACCTGGGTGCTGCGAGGGAAACTGGTGCCCCAAAGCAGACCGCACTCTAACCGATTTAGGTCTTAAAAATTTAGGGGTGATATAGCCTAAACCCCTAGCAATATTAGCAGCCTCATCAAGGTCATCTTCCATCAAAATTAACATTCTACCATAAACATCGTTTGTCATATTTTCATTCCTTTCTCTTCTTGCGTCACCAACATGATGACTTTCCGATCCCCCACCTAAACCTTGTACTATTCCCCGATAAATTGTTTCTGCCGCTCTCTTTGTTTTATATAGAGGTTCTCCACGAAGAGTTCCTTGTTTCGTTGCTTCTTTTTTTCTTTTTGCTCTTATTTTCGCAGCCTTATGTTGAGCTACCTTTACTAATAAATTTTCTTTATCGGCAGCAGACATAGGTTTTTTACCAACTAATTTTTTAGCTCCCTCTGGATCTGCTTTAGCCGCTACTTTCATACCTCTCATGGGAGTGTCTGCTTCTTTATCTTTAGCTTTATCTGCGGCAGTTAAGGGTCTTTGATCTGGGCCTTCTTCGGGTGTTGGAGCGGGTCCTGCGCCTCCATAGACGGCATCTTCTGCGGCACCCGTCTTACCCCCAGGGTCGTCAGGCTGAGGAGCAGGAGTTGTTTTAACAGCACCCTTCTTTTTCTTCTTCTTATTTTCTCCCAATAAATCAAATGTTCTATAGTAGATATCGTTCGTAGTATCCTCATGAAATCCGTGATGCTTTTTCATAGTCTCTGCAAAAGCTTTTCTTCTAGGAGTGCAAGTAGCTTTGGTCATAGGAGTACAATACCCTTCATGTTCGGGGTTTACCGCACCCTGAAGCCAGTTCTTCTTTTTCCGCTCATTTACGGTAGCCGCTTTTTTCTTATCTCTCTTGTATTGAGCAATCCCTCTAGGGCTATAAGAATAATGTTTGTTTCCTAATCTTGGCATAAATTACTCCGTAGCTTCCATACCTTCTAAATCCACAATCCAACTAATCCCTTTCGCAATCCCAATTCCAGCACCAGCAACAAGTCCAAGCAAAACTACAAGCTCTGCTAAACTCATCTTATAAACTGAAAATGGTGTTCTAAACCTGTCCTTGAAAAATATTGACCATATTGGATTCATAATTAATTTCCTTTTTTAAATAAGCTTCTCACTCTACTAGTTGCCCTTTTAACTCCTGCCATAGCTCTACTAGAAGCTCTTGCGGGGCCTGGGAATGTTCCCGCTTTAAGTTGTTTGGTTGGACGACCACTTAAAGTAGTTGTCCCAAAAGGACGAGGTGCCTGTGTTGTGCCAAAACTTAAAGTAGAAGCACCTACTCTTCTTTCTGAGGGTGGAGCTAATCCCCCGTGAGGATCGGGTGCGGCTGTACCCGATTTATACTCTCTAGATCCAGCCAAATCGGCTCGTCTCCCCTGCGCCGCTATAGTAGCCTGTCTCCGAGCCCCCCATCTTCCTCCAGGGTGGCTACTAGTTTTAGGGAATACACGGGTTCTTCCTGAATTATCTCTTTGCGTTGAAGCCGCTCCTCCCTCCGCTCTCGAAACAGCCCTCCTAACAGATTTGTGTCCAGTACCAGCCATCTTAGATGGAGGATAAAAAGTATTTTTCTCCTCTCCTGAAGTCAACCCAACACCAGACTTCTCTGCTGCCTGAACTTCAGCAGAACTTAATCTAGCAGTTCCAGCCTTGATCTCACCACTTCTCACATCATCTCTAGCAGAACTAGAAGCTTTTCTATGTCTTAATTTTGCGGCTGCCCCAGGAACCCCAGCCTCTACTCTAGCCTGTAATGCCCTCTGACTAGCCTCCCCTAAAAACTCCCTTCCTTCTTGGGTTACATAATATGTCATTTCTTACTCCCTAAAAGTTCCTCTTCTTTCCCTTGTCCATTTTCCACGATTCCCTTTAAAATCGTACTCAGATTCGTCAC